TTTAACACCGACATCTCAGTGTGGCACGCTTATTTTAACAATGCTATCATTAAGCGTAAACTCGACAACTTTGCTTTTGTAAGTTGTAACCTCCACATTAAGATTATGATCAATGCCTCGCCGTTTTATTACGGCTTGGCTTTGGCATCATATCGACCAATGCCCAACCTCAATCCAGGAGAGATTGTAGTTGATGGAGTTTATGACCGAATCCCAAAGTCACAGAGACCACACATGTGGATTTATCCGCAATGCAACCAGGGAGGTGATATGATATTACCTTTTATTTATAATAAAAACTGGTTGGATGTGACATCAGGTACTGATTTCACTAATATGGGTACTTTGAACCTTGAGGCTTATACTACGCTTCTAAATTCAAATGGCATTGCTGGGACAGGTGTAGATATCAAGATCTATGCTTGGGCCGAGGATGTACGAGTTGCTGCCCCGACTGTTGAGTTAGCTCTTCAGTCTGCCGATGAGTACGGTACAGATGGTGTCATCTCTAAACCTGCTAGTGCTATTGCACAGGCAGCTGGCCTGTTAGGCTCGATTCCAGTAATTGGACCATATATGACAGCGACTTCTATGGTTGCATCGTCTATTGCTAATGTAGCAGCCTGGTTTGGATTCACCAACACACCAGTTATAGAAGATGTTAAACCATTTAAGGATATGCCATTCCACTCTCTAGCTTCAGCAGAGATTGGTCAACCGGTCGACAAGCTGACTATTGATCCCAAAAACGAACTTACCATTGACCCTCGGGTTGGTGGTGTCTCCGGGATCGATGAACATTCCATCTCTCACATCTGCCAGAGAGAATCTTTTCTAACGGATTTTGCTTGGAATATAGCAGATACCGATGTTCAGAATCTCTTTTCAGCTTATGTGAACCCAAATTTATTTGGGTATGATGTAGCGAATGGACGTTTGTATGGAACACCTATGTCTCATGTTGCTGATATGTTTACGTATTGGCGAGGAGATATTATTTTTAGATTTCGATTTATCGTATCTAAGTTCCATAGAGGTAGAGTTAGGTTGACATGGGATCCAGTATCTGATATTTCAGCCACGAGTGACACTTATACCTCTAATTACAATCGTATTGTCGATATTGCTTCCGAGCCAGATATTGAGGTGCGAGTGCCTATGCTTCAGGCTAGGGCTTGGCTTCAGTTATACAATTCGGGAGCTGGGACCCATTATGCTAGTAGAGCAACTCTGGGTACCGATCCAGATCAACTCTATGAGAATGGTGTATTGAATATGAGGGTTTTCACTCAACTGACTGCACCTACAGCAACAGCAGATGTGCGAGTTGTAGTCTCTGTGCGTGCAGCGGACAATATCCAATTTTCCGCTCCAAGAGAGTTGCAGACTAGTTTCTCCTCTTTTGCTGTTCAGGGTCTAGATGAATTCGCCCATGAAGGAACTTGTGAAGATTTCTTCCCAAGTGCTGGGGAATCGGGTTATGAGAATTTGGTGCATATGGGCGAGAAGGTTACTTCCATTAGGCAACTTCTTCGGAGGTCTTCCTTGTCCCGTATTCATCTCACGGGTGCTGACACCACCTCGAGATTTTTCACCACGATTAGTAGGATGTCTAGATATCCTCTTCCCTATGGTTTTGATCCTAATGGTATTAATACTGCTATCGGATTGACGTCTGGGGTTTCGGAGGCATTCAATTATTCATCCAACAATCCTTTTACTCATATGCAAAACTGTTATGTAGGAATGCGCGGATCGATGATTTGGCATTTCAATACTAGTGGAGCAACCCCCCTCGGTACTACCACTGTAACTCGTAGTTCCACTGATACTTTATCAGCAGGAGCATATCGTAACAGTGATGCTACTTCCGTTGGTTTAACTACTAACGAAGGAGTCCGTGACTTGTTATTTAACGCTCATGGACCAGGGAGTGCAGGTGTTAGTTTGGTTAACCAAATTACCCAGACTGGTCTTTCAGTTTTGGCACCAATGTACTCCCAATACAGGTTTCTAGGAACCGATCCAGCGAAAATTACGATTGGGTCAACCGTTGATGGATCTAAGACAGATTCCATCACGTACAAAGCGTCCTACCAAGCGACAGATGGTCAAAATCCATTTAACAGCGCGGTGTTCCAGTACTCGTCCATAGGCACGGACTTTTCATTCATTTTCTTTTTGAATGTGCCTACTTTATACTACTATTCTTCAGTTCCTCTTGGAGTTTGAGTGAGTGGTGTAATTTTAATAAAATCGCAGCCGGTACGGTCGGTGTGATCTCTCTTCAGAGAGTTTTAAAACGCTATTAGTGCCCCAATTAGGGGGACGTCATTTGATGGTTCTAGTTTACTTACTAGTTCGCCAGGTATTTATATCTTCATTGACGTCCTTCGGGACGCTGATGGGGGGAAATTTTCCTAAGGC